TTGGTCTCAAGCACAATCCCAACCAGCGCGGCGTCGTTGGTGGCCGCTAGGTCGATCTCGCCGCTCTCCAGGTTCACGAGGTCGCCCTTAGTCAGCGTTTCCGTGTCCTTGATCGTGAGATTCTGTACGGTTGGCTGCCCGCCCGAGAGGCGGTAGCGGAATCGGAAACCAGCCGAGGTATCGGCCATTTCTTTCATCCTCCTTCGTGTTTAGTCATCTTGCGCACTCGCGTCGCGGAGCGCCGCGTATTCCTCCGGGGTCATGCCCGCAGCCCGTGCCGCGCGCATCTCGTTCTCGTCCAGCTTGATAGGCTTTGCTCGACCGCCGCCTCCCGCGCCACCGTCCATCTTCGGCGCTGGTGTCCGTCCCGCCAGAGGGATACGTCCCTCGTCAAGCAGGGCCTGGACGGATTCCGCCACTCCGAGCACCCGGATACCGTCGTCTGAGAGCATCACGCCCTCACGGCTAGCCAGTAGATACACGTCTTCCGGATGCGTCGCGCCCGCCTTGGCGGCCTCCGCCACGTAGGCGGCGCGTATCAGGGTTTCGTCGGCGCGTGCTTGTGCCGTCGCTAGGGCCTGCTCTGCGGCCTCGGCTCGTGCCTGGAGCTTCTGCTGCTCGGTCATCTCGGCCGTGCGGCGGGCCTGCTCCTCGGCTTCCAATGCATCCAGGCGCTTGCGACGATCGGCGGCCTCTTTGTTCGCCGCCTTCAGTGCTGCCCGGATCTTCTCGTTCTCCGCCTGTAGGGTCTCGACGGTTGCCTCATTGCCCGGATATTCGGTGGGGTCAGGGGTTGGTGTGCCTTCCGATTCGTCAGCCATCTCGGCTCGCTCCTATCCGTGGGCATCGCGCCCGGTGTTCGGTTATGAAACAGCGCCCTAACGGCGCTTGGTTCATCGGTGTATGCCGCGAGAACGTATCAGGGGCCTTTCGCCATTTCCTGCAGTGGCCTTACCCCGATATTGGCGCCCCACGTCGGATGCTCGGTGTGCCGCACGATGTCCTGAAAGTCCAGCTGCCCAGCCTGCCACAGGTCATAGCGTCCCGCGCCCAAGATGCCGCGCTGTACGTCCGGGTCTTGCGTGAGCAGCCACTCTTCCCCCGCGAGCCACTCCCGGGGTTCGTCGCCTATAAGCACGGGCACCTGCCCGCAGCGGCCTTGCACGTGGTCGGGAATCATCGCATCGGCCGGATATACCCTGCCTTCGTCCGCCAAGCACGCCGCGCATACCCGGCCGTCATGGGCACATAGGCGCTGTATCCCCGAGACCACCCCTGAATCCCGGTATTGCGTCGCCTGTGCCGTCCGGTATACCCGCAGCTGTTCCGTACGGGCGATCTGCAGCGCTTTGTTCAGCCCCGCGGATAGATCGTCCTGCATCAATCGCGCCGTCTTGCGCGGGTTCCAGCCCTGAGCGGCGGAAGACACCAGCGTGGTCGAAAGTCGCTCGAACGCACCGGGGAGTACCTGCGCCCCGTCCTTCACCATCCGCCGGCGCAGCAGGTCGCCTAGCGGCCCCCCGTCGCCCGCCTTCCCGGCCAGCTCACCTACCATCATCTCTACCGCGTCGGGACTCATGCGCGCAAAACGCATATCCATTCCGTCGCCTGCCAGGTCGATAGCCGCATATGCGTGCTCTACCCCGAGCTGACCCAGGGACAATTGGCGCTCAGTGATAAGCCCGTCGGCATACCGCGCGTAGCGCTCGAATTCCTGCCCGGCTTGGTCCAGCAGTTTGCGCCAACGGCTGAGGCGGTACAGCTTGCCGATGTTGATGGGCTTCCCGGCGCGGGTGAGCGCGTCGATCTCCTGCACCAGGGCTGCTATTTGGCCCTCTAGCGCCCGTTCCACCTCAAGCCAGCGCCGCGCCATCTCGCGCATCTGCGCTTTTTCTTCGGCGAGTAGCCCCGCCTTGAACCCGCGCACGGCTGCGACTACGGCCGGCTCAGGCATCAACGCCCTGGTCAAACGACCGCTCCTGCGCGAGGAAGCCCGCCGCTAAGTTGCCCACGCTCCGGGTTTGCTCGGCATCGGCCATCGACTGCATGCGCTCGATGGTGTCCGCGTCGTATCCCATCTCCGACCAGATCTGCTCTTGCGGGACGCCTAGCGCCTGCTTCAGGTGCAACCCCTGGAGATGTTCAAACTCGTTTCGCGTCTCAGGGTCTCGCCACGTGATACCGATTGGCGCGGCTTCGTCCAGTTTGTAGCCGTCGCCAAACGTGTTTGCCAGCCGCCGCGCCAGCTTCATAGCCTCGATCCAGCGTGCGCCAAAGAACAGCTGCCGGTTGCGCGCCTTGGCGATTAGTCCTGCCTCTTGCTGCTTGAGCGTGCCCTCCGCCTGTACCTGTCCGCCAATCTGGAAGTATGACAGCGGCGTACGGGACACGCGGGCTATGTCCTGCGCGATGGAGTCCTTTAGCTCGATGAGCTTCGCGAGATCTTCGCCCGGAATGGCCCCGATCTTCGCGTCCGGCGCCTCGGAATATATCCAGCTACCCGGCGCGATGGTAACGTCCGAGGGGTCGCCACCGGTCATCGTGTAGACCCGAAAGCCCGTGGTGTCCGCCGCCGCTATGAGATCGATCACGCTCTTGTTCAACGCGTTTACCAGGGGTATGACATCCTCGATCTCTGACTGGCCGTATGAATAGCCCTGGTCCTTGTTGCGGAAGTGCATGAGTGGCACGCCGAAACCTACGCCCGCGTTATCGGTCCAGCTGAACTCAGATTCCCCATCGCCGTCCGACCACGGCGCCCACGTGGATACAAGCGCACCGCCAAACAGCTGAGCCACGAACTTTTCGACCCGGTCGGGGTAGTAGACGTTCATTCGCGCGAGTGTACCCGCGTCCGGCCCCTGATCTAGCGTCCAGCGCTTGAGCCCCCGTATGGGTGTTCCCGAACGGTCCTCTTCGCTGTAGACGACCGTGACGCCCTCGCCCCCGTCGAAGGCGGGTTCCACGCTAAATCGCGGCCGGTTCTGCTCTTGGTCCCATTCGACCAGCAAGAACGCATCACCGTCGCGGATAGCCGACAAATGGCACACGGTCTGCTTGGCATCCATGCCGTCCGCGGACCACCATTCCCACAGGGTGTCATCCTGGCCCTCGCACTGGAACCCGGTCACTTCCAGCTTATCGGCGAGCGAATCCACCACCAGCGGGCACAGGTTGGTCTGAAAACGGACGTCGGTTCCGACTTCGAGGAACCGGCGCTGCCGGTCCGTCAGCTGCGTGGGATGGTCGCCGTCGTAGTAGTCGCGAAACGTCCGGTAACGCTCCTCGCGGGCTTCGACCAGGGACACCAGCCATTGCAGATAGGAGAGCCGCAGATCGGTGGCTAGATCAGGCATGGTCTATTCCGTCTACCTCCTACGCGTACTTGACGGCACCGGGTTTCTTGCGCTCCGGCTCTAGCATCAGTTCCGATAGCGCCCACACGCAAGCATCGAGCCTATCGGGAGACTCCATCCCCGGTTCCCATTGGCACAATTCGTCTTCCAGCGCCGGGAAAGAGCCCACATGGTAGATGCGCCCCTGCTCGTACAGGGCCGCTATCGGTTCCGCGCGAATCAGCTTTCCCCGGCTTGCGTGCACCGCCTTGTAGGCCACCCGAGCATCCACCGTGCGAATGGTCATTTCCACCATCTCGCCGCCGTTGTTCGTTTCGGCTACGATCCTGTCGGCGTGGTACTTGTGGTAGGCGGCGACGGCCTCGCGGCCCCATTCGTACGGCGTCCCGCGCACGGTCTTGTCGTCAAGAATGAACCCATTCCCGTTGTGGGCGATACCCGCCACGATGATGCCCGTTTCGTCAGCGTCCTCTCCGCTGGTCGCGGCGGGGTCCACACCCACCACCACGCGCACAAGGGCGGGCAACTCTCCCGTAAAGATCTGAATCATGCCGCGATTCCAGAGCGCGCCGGGGTTATCGTCGAGAATCTCGGCCAACAGCTCCTGGCGCCCAAGGCGGGTGCCCTCGTACTTGCGGATGATCTGCTCGAAGAACGCTTCGGCTAGATTCTCGCGATTCTCGTAGGTCGCGCCGGTGGTCACGTGGGTCGTCGGATCGGCGATAAGCCCCTTGATTTCTTTCGTCGGCCGCGGCGTCGTGGTGACCACCGCTCGGGGGTCATTCCCTAGCCGGAGACCGAACAACAGCATGTCCCATGACTCCGGGCGGCGCCAGCTGGCGAGTTCATCACACCAGGCAAAC